TACCCATTTGATATCAGAAATCAAAGAAAACATGAGAGCTGGTATCAACACCATGATCTGGGGTGGTCCCGGTATTGGTAAATCAGAAATCCCACAACAAGTAGCTGACAGTCTCAACATGACGTTGATTGACTTTCGTGCTAACTTGTTTGACCCTGTGGACGTACGTGGCGTGCCCCACATCCAAGCTGTAAAAGAAACAGGCGAACGTTTCACACGTTGGGCTGTGCCTGATATTTTCCCAATTGAACAACGTGACGGTGAAACCGGTATCTTGTTCATTGACGAACTACCTACAGCACCACCAGCTACACAAAATGCATTTTTGCAATTGTTGTTGACTCGACAGATTGGTGACTATGTCTTACCAAAAGGTTGGTCAGTGATTGCTGCCGGTAATCGTCTTACCGATGCTGCGGCTGTGTATCAAATGCCATCACCCGTAAGAAATCGTCTTGCTCACTACGAACTCGAAGCTAACCTAGATGACTGGGTATCGTGGGCGTACAACAACAATATCAACTCAGATCTTATTGGTTTCATTCAATACAGACCTGGTTTGTTGTACAACTTTAGTGCAGATGATTATGCGTTTCCTACACCCAGGAGCTGGTCGTTTGTAAGTAACAAACTAAAATATCAACCGGAGGACATCGACCATGATTCGTGTTTCTTTGGTGTCTCATCTCTAGTCGGCGACGGACCGGCTGGTGAATTTATTGCGTACAAGGAGATTGCGGATAAGCTGCCGGATATCGACAAACTCCTCGAAGATCCTTCTAAATACAAGAAGGACGATAACCCGGCTATCCTGTATGCATTATCCAGCGCCGTCGCAACTAGGGCTAAGCCAGAGTTGATGAAAAACATCATGAAACTCAATGACAAATTGCCAGTTGAGTTTCAGGTTATCTTGATCAAGGGCTGTTTGGCTATTGATCCAAATCTTAAATCCGACCCATCCATGCGTAAGTGGATTGTCGACAATGCTAACGTCATTCTATAGGAGGTATATATGGCTACAGTAAGAATGTCACAACGATTGACATCAGAAATTCGTAACGCTGCAAAGAAAAAGTTTGCAACCGTGCATCCAACCATCGATCACATTTACATTGATGATTGGTTCAAAGAAAACATCTACAACAAAATTGGTAAATACAAAAACCTGACCAATGAATTGTTTGGCTCTGATGTTTTCAACTACGACCGAATGACTTCACTTGACACAGTGTATGTCTATTCTACATACACCGATGAAAACGGTGACGAACGTAAAATTAACCAATCATGTGAATTTGAACAAGGTCAATTCGAAGTTCCTTATCAACTTGCAAACGGTTATTCATCTATGAGTTTGTATTTGCCTACTGAAAATTCTGTTGTGCAAAAAATTATTAAAACTCAAGACCATAACCGTGCAGTAAACAGAAAAAAAGATGCTTACCTTGACAACATTGATGAGGCTCTTGGTGAATTTACTACACTCAACCAAGCACTCAAAGCATGGCCTGCATTGAAAGACTTGGTAGAAGATGAGTACATTCAAAAAGTTCACAAGAAAGTGCCTAGAGCTCAAAAGCAAAAGGAACAACGTGAGTTGATTGAGTCTCAAGAACAAGAGCTCAATGAAGTGTTACTGACTGCAAATTTATTGGAGAACTAATTATGTCAACTGATTTACTTTACAAGCCCGGCGATTTTGTCGGGTATCGTTTCTGTGGTGGTATTGGCTATGCTTATCTCAATGCCTACAAGTGGTACATCCCACAATCCTATGAAAACCATAACAAAGAAATTGTAAGTCCAGATCCAAAAATTGTGTATCTTGCAACTAAGTTTTATGGACTCAACAGTTCATACGGCATGTATCAAAGTTATGGATATAAAGAAAATGGTTGGAGAGATCAAGATGAATTTTATGTTAATAATCCTCAACACCGTAGAGAGCATTGGCTTGAAGGCAAACAACCTAAATATGAACAGCACACAAAATATTTTCTGCCTGTTTACCAAGACGATATTTTGTTTATTGTAAACTTTGAGGGAGACTCTCTTAATTACCCTACTCAAAGATACAATTATCAAACACAAAAATGGGAAAATGGTACTGCAAGTATTCATAACAAATTTGCATGGTTTGATAAAGACAAGCTAGTAAAAGCACTTGATGTTCAACATTCTAAATTTGCAAGCGACAAACAATTTGCTGCACAAGCTATAGAAAAGTTTGAAAAACGTAAAGCGCAAGTTTTATTACGTAAACTCACAGCTTAGGAGGTACTATGGCTGATCTATTTATGCGTGCTCGTTCACGTCTTATTCTCGACAATCCATTCTTTGGCACCCTATGTTTGCGCCTCAAGCCCGTAGAGCGTGACGATATTGACACGGGTGCCACGGATGGTAAACATCTGTTCTACAATCCAAAATGGTTTGGAAAGCTATCCGACCTAGAACGCATCGGCTTTCTTGCACACGAAGTTATGCATGTTGTATTTATGCATCACCTTCGTAGACAAGAACGGCATGCTGAAAAATGGAATGTAGCTGCTGACTATGTGATCAATCTAATACTGACAGACAACAAGTTCATACTGCCATCGGGTGGTCTGTACGACGAACAATACAGAGATATGACTACCGAACATGTCTACAGCATCTTACCAGAACCTCCCAAGGGATTTGCTGCAGAACTATTGAAAGGTGGTTGTGGTATTGACGTGCTTGACCATCCCGATGCTGGTACTGCAGAGTCAGCAGGTGCTATCGAGTCACAACTTACAGTTGCAATCAATCAAGCAGCAGAAGCCGCACGTGCTCAAGGCAAACTGCCTGGTAGCATGGAATCTATAATTGAAGACATTACCAAACCTAAAGTTGATTGGCGTGCAGTGCTTGCAAGATTCTTGCGTGCCAACACCAACTCTGACTTCAGTTGGATACGTCCTAACAGACGGTTCATCTGGCAAGGTATGTACATGCCTTCCATGTACAATCCTTGTCTAGAAGAAATTGCTATTGCAGTCGATACATCTGGCTCAGTAAGCGATGAAGAATTGCAAATGTTTACAAGTGAAACGTCTGCGATCTTACAGGATCTGACTCCAGAACGTGTGCATTTTATTCAATGTGATACTCAAGTACATCAAGATGATGAATACACTCGTGAATCACTTCCACTCAAAGTTAAATACCAAGGTCGTGGTGGGACTTCATTTAGTCCTGTCATTGATTACATTAACGAAAAGCACCCTCGTGTAGCTGCGTTGGTGTATCTCACTGTCTTAGGTTCAAGCGACTTTGGAGATCAACCCCCTTATCCAGTTCTCTGGGTAACAACATGTAAAGGAGAAGCGCCTTATGGTGAAATCATCGAAATTTAAACAGTACGCTAAAGAGTATGGTGTATCTGTTTTATCTGGCGGTGCAGTATTGCTAGGTCTTATGGCTGTTGCAACATCTCTGCATCATTTTCTAATGTTGACTAGTATCGCAATATGTTTTGGTACAGTCATATATTTATTGTGGAGGATTAGTGATGCCTAATGTAGTTGCATCTGTTACAACCGCTCTATGGATTCTCATTGAGCTTATTCAATTTGCCTATATGGCTTATCTTATGTGGAGGAGTAAAAACAATGTTATGGATCGGCATTTTCAGCGCGCTAGGTCTGTTGCTGCTAGCGCTTAAAGCAGGTGGACGTAAAACAATCGGCAACGATATTTTTGTTGACGTATTGATTACGGTTACTCTAATGGTTTGTTTTTACGGTACATTCAGCGGTATGGCTGCTGCCATGATTGGTGGTTTGACTGCTTCTATGATTTTGTTTGTGCTCAAGAAAACAATGGTGCATGAAAAACTTGTAATTGAAAAACGCCCAATTGCAAAATGTTTCAAAATTAATATTTCAGGACCCACTATTCGTTGGAAAGAATGTCAACCTGATTGGGGTAAAGCCAATGAAAGGTAGTGCTAAATATTTTATGCAACGTGTACATGATGCATGCCTACAACAAGGCGTGCATCTAACGTCAAAAGAATTTGACTTGCCTATTGCAGAAGTTAGACAAATAACTATGCAATATGAAGGTTGGGATGGGACTTGGACTAAATTTCTTATTCGAAAAGATTTAGAAACAACTTTCCGAAACCAATCAAAGTAAGGTAAGCTTAGCGTATGTCTAAGCCACTTAAACATCAACAGGTTATGAAACTTTGTGTGATGACTGAAGAAGATGTCTTCGGTGATAAACAAACTCTAGCAGAGATGATGGAGATTGTTGCCGATGCTATCAAAGAAAAAAGATTCTATTTTGAACTAATCAATCCACCAAAGGAACATGGGAAACAAGAAAACAGTAGCTAGAAACAAAGGTATATCCTCATCGCCTAAAAGGTTTTTGCAATATCTTTTATGGCAATCTAAATCAAAACGAATCGCTCAAGGTTATGAATATACATTAACCATTGATGAAGTTTTAGATGTTTATAACAAACAACAAGGACTTTGTGCTGTTTCGGGTGTAAAGATGACACATTTAAAAGGACAAGGACACCTCCACAAGAATATGTCAATCGATCGTATAGATAACAATAAAGGTTATACGCAAGATAATGTGCATATTGTATGTTATTACATCAATATGATGCGACGCACTATGAATTTGGATGAGTTTAAAGATGTATGCAAAGAAATTACTACGTTTACTTTACTCAGAAATTATTGTTCTATTGATGAACTAAAAGAAAAATCTATAAGTGAGTGGTGGAGAATCCAACCTGTCATAAACATGACGGTTGATGCAAAAAAATGAGCCCTGCAAGAGGGCCCATTTACTAGACGTAACTTAGGATACGTATACCCAAAGTTCAATTGTTCCAGTACCACCGCCAGCTGGGCCAGCTTGTACTGTAATATCAATTGTATCATCAGATGAGTACTCATAAGGTGCAAAAGCCGCGTCAGTTTTGTCAACGCCACCAGCTTGTCCACTTGTAGAACCATCAATGATTCTGTCAGTGTCGCCGCCGTCGCCAACATCAAGGACTAAGGTTGTACCTGTATCAAGATCATCAACTTTTAATACGACGTCATGTACAGTTTCACCAGAGAATACGTCAACCATTTGAATAACATCACTTGTTGCAAGAGCAGTAGTAGCTTCGAATTTTGAATATCTAACACCCATTTGCCCAGAAGGAAATGATTTGAAAGATTGATTACCGTCTACTACGTCTGAAGTATAAGTTGCCATAATGGTCTCCTATTTGTGTATTACATCGACATGATGTAATATTTAAAAACATAAAGCATTCAAGAAGAATGTCAACAATGATTAAGGATAATTAAATGTCTAAAGTTTTAGTCAAACGCAACCCTATTCATCCTTACACATACAAGAATCCTGACGACTTGCCACGCATCCAATGGAAATTAGTTTCTAAAGGAGTTGCATACAATATGGTACACAGTAAGCAAATCGGTTGGGAGCGAGCTAAGAAAGGTGAATACGAAGATTGGCAACAACAAATGAAACAACGAGGTTTTAAAATTCTATGAACAAAATCTATCTTGACTTTGAAACTTATTACGATACAGAAGTATCACTCTCAAAAATTACAACACTACAATACGTGCATCATCCAGACTTCAAAATCTGGGGTGTCGGTGTAAAGCTCAACGATGAACCTACCGAATGGTATGGTGAAGATGATTATCTTGATGCATTACAACAGATCCCCTGGGAAGACTGTGCAGTTATTTGCCACAACACTTTGTTTGATGCATACATTTTGACACAGCATCTAGGGTTGTATCCCGCATACTATTACGATACAGCTGCCATGGCCCGGGGTTTGTATCCAAATCAATCTGCCGCATTGAAAGCAGTAGCTAAACGTGTATTTCCTAACGATGAAACCATGCGTAAAGGAGAAGAACTAGTCAATGCAAAAGGTATTCGCGACTTACCTCCTGACATCGAAGAACAAATTGCTGGTTATTGTATACAAGACGTAGATCTAACTTATGCAATCTTCAACAAGTTTATACAAGACTATCCAGTTGATGAGCTCGATGTAATCGATCTGACCTGTCGCATGTATGTAGAGCCAAAGCTGACCTTGAACCGTGAACTTTTGCTCAAGCACCTTGAAGATACTAAAGTTAGAACAGCACAACTTATTGAAGACTCAGGAGTAACACGTGAAGTTCTTGCATCTCAGAAAAAGTTTGCTGAACATTTAGAAAGCCTGGGCATCGTTGTACCAACTAAAAAAAGCCCCAATACAGGTAAACAAATACCTGCATTCAGTAAAACAGATTCGGCGTATATACAAATGCAAAACGTTTATCCTGAATACAAACACCTTTGGGATGCCAGGGAAGCTGTAAAATCACGTTTAGAAGAAACACGCGCACAAAGGTTTTTAGAAAACATTAACCCAGACGGGACATTTCCTGTACCGCTTAGGTATTATGCCGCACACACAGGACGATTCGGTGGTACAGAAAGTCTTAACTTACAAAACCTGCCCCGGGGATCTGTGTTACGTAAAGCACTTACAGCTCCTGAAGGCCAACGTTTGTTTGTTGCTGACTTATCAAACATCGAAGCCCGTATGCTTGCATGGCTTGCTAACCAAGAAGATTTACTTGACGCCTTTGCAGCAGGACGTGATGTATACAGCGAGTTTGCATCACAAATTTACGGTAGACCTGTAACTAAAGCTGACAAACTAGAACGTTATGTCGGTAAAACAGCTATCTTAGGCCTAGGTTATGGTATGGGACATGAAAAATTTAGATACACACTCAAGACAGGCTCTCCTTCAGTTGATGTAAGTTTAATGACTGCCCTTAGTGTTGTCACTCAATACCGTGCAATGTATCCAAACATACCAAGACTCTGGGCTGGGTTGAAAGGACGTCTTTACACTGTGGCTGCAG